GGGGGCGGCGGCGGCGGGGGCGGAGGCGCGGGATTTCCTAGCCCCAACCGTGGCAGAGGTGCAAGACTCCGCTGTGCAGTTGATGGGGCGCATGATCAGCCCTTCATCACCGACCGCCCAGGAGGCACCCCATGAGTGACGACTACACGCCGTGGTGGCGTTCCGCAAAAGTGGCCCGGTTCCCTACTACGCGGGGGAGCCGGGCCACTCTCAACTGTCCGATGGGAGTCGGAATGCGTTGGTCCACGTCGTAGCCGATGACTACGTCTGCCTGAAGAGCTCCCACTCATCAGGTAAAACGGCCACCACCTCGCTAGGCCTGGAGATCACCCGAACTCTGGGCCTAGCGAGTCTCTCACTAGACACCGACGTGTGTCGACCTCGGCCCCCATCACTCTATGCTTTCAGCATTCAGTGTTCCGAGGTCGGCACTCGCCGGCAGCTAGTAATTGTCGGTTCGTGGTACCACTACCCAATCACAACAAGGAGGACTCATGTCCCAGAAGGAAGAGCAGCAGCAGCGCGGAGAACAGCGCCGCCTCGCTCGTGTCGAACGACTCCGCCAGGAGCTCGAAGAAGCTCAGGCGAAGGAGTCAGCACGACTCACCGCTCGACTCGAGAACAACAAGATCGAGCTGCGGAAGGCGCAAGAGCGCCGACTCAAGCTCGACGCTCGCATCGAGGTTCTCGAGAACGAGATCGACGCTGTCGAGGGAGAGCTCGAGACGCCGGCCGAGGCCGACGTTCGTGACGAGACCGCTGTCGAACTCGACATCGAGGACGCACCTGAGGTCGGCCACGTCGACCCGACACGGGTTCGCCGAGGCGCCTGAGCCATGCTGACCCTCGACGATCCGGCAGCATCTAGTCTGTATCGACTCCCTGCTGCGGATGCGATCGAGGCCGTCCGAGTGGCTGTAGCGGCGCTACCAGTGTACATCGCTGGTAGCGCCGCTGCACTCACGCAGTACCCATTCATCGATGACACGGCTTACGACGACATCGATGCGTTCTGTGGTACCCGGGAGGTCCTTGTCGCAGCCGCTCAGCGTCTCATGCACGCAGGCTTTTTGCCTGACGATCGCATGGAGCGCGTCTGGCAGCGTTGGCTCCGATACGGATTCAAGGGTTGGCACACCAACTCTCTCAAGCTCGAGATGCCTCTCGAGACCCCCCAAGGCAAGGCGTTCATCAAGGTCAATCTCGTCTACAAGATGGTGGATGGGCACCCAACCACCTCTCTCGGTCAGGTACTGGAGTCATTCGACTTCGGCCTGCTTGCAGTCGGCTTCGACTGTGAGCAAGACACCTGGCGGGACATGCGAGATTACTTCTTCCCCGGAGAGGACCCTCAAGGTCCTCTGCCACTGCTCCCTGCTCGCAGGGCTGCGTGGCGAAACGGCTTCATCAGTCAGTATCAAGGACTGAGGGAGGTCGGCCGCTTCATGAAGTACAAAGACTACGGCTATAACATGAGCCGGGTGCAGGGTGACCTGCTCCTAGGCTACTGGAAAGCCGCCGAGTACCTCATCGATCGGACCGACAACCCGGAGAAGGTCCAGCTGGGTATGATTTACCAGTGCATCGCCATGCACATCGAGTCGAAAGAGTGGGAGAAGCTCCGGGAAGCCGGTAGCGAGATCCTGTTCCTCGACGATCTCGATGCCATCATGGAGGCTCTCGAGTGAAACAACATCTCGACAACTGTCCCGCCATCAAGGATCCTGAGCTCGAAGAGATCTGTGACTGCCCTCAACCAGGAGATATAGTCCTTAACGAGGTACAAGAGGACCAGCTCATCGCTGATGCCTCTCAACCCTCGGCAGCAGAGCTCATTCGTAGAGCAAAGGCTCAAGGCCTCCTCCGAGGAGGAGCAGCCGCGTACGAAGGTGGCAAGTTTCCGCTAGCCGGTTGAGCTAGTGGTCGCGTACAGCTGGGAAGCTGCACGACTCACGCCCAAATCAGGTAGCCCAGAGGACCAATCTGGGGTATAATAGAGACGGGCACAACGGTACCGAACACCCAACCAGAAAGGAACGTTCTCATGACGTTCAAGCTCCAGCCACTCGCAAACGGTGACGTCCTCGTCACTCAGAGCAACAAGCCGAAGCACCAGGCGCTGCTTGACGGCAGCCAGTGGGCTGAGGTCCAGTCCCGCATGGCGTTCAAGGACGCCACGGTGGAGTACGACCAGTCCGTCAAGGAGTTCTACGCTCCTCTGACGGAGGCGGCCGACAAGATGGAGGCAGCAGCCGCTGGCCCCGCTGTCGACCCGCTCTTCACGGTCGTCATCACCGAGGGTGAGGCCGGCACGCCGTCCACGTGTGCAGAGGCCTACCAGCTCAACGCGCACTCGGCGATCCTGCGTCTCATCGAGCAGGACCCGAACACCGATCGCATCGTGTGGGTCAACGCCGACACGCTCGCGATCACCGCAGCCTGATTCTAGGCTGAGATGGAGGGGCTGGGAGTAGTTTCGCCCAGCCCCTTCTCATCTTCCTAGAGGAGGGTTCACTCACATGGGTTCCAACGACGAAGACGCTACTGTCTATCTTCAGAACCGGCTAGATGAGCTTCAGAGTCAGGTCTACCGTCCTAGTACTCTGGCAAACGTTGCTGCTAGCAAGCGGGTAAAAACTAACGTTGCTAACATCAGCTTCAACATCAACAACTACATTCCTTCCCATCAGAGAACAGGAGACACCTACGACCACTCGTATCCTCCTGTAATCTACAAGGAGGATCTCGTTGCTGTAAACACCTTGAGGCTGCGGCACCTAGAAGCACTCATCGCTAATCGAGACCCGTACACGGGTCAGTCGCTCGTGAACTGCCACTACATCTACGATAAGCTCGCAGACAAGTACATCCGCAGGGACAGGAATGACAACGGTCTCATAGCCCTAGAAGGGGGTAGAACTTTGCTGGACAAGCTCATCAGGCTGTACACGACCTACATGGCTCAGGACGTGCGTAGCCCCATGCCACACCTCGTCGGTCCTCCCGGCGTGGGCAAGAGCCTGAGCGTGGAACAACTCGCTCACCTCACTGGAAAGCGGCTGCACGTCGTCAACGTCTCTCGCATCAACGTCCTCGAACTCGAGGGTGTTCAGATGCCCGTGGGTAACCACGCTGACGGAGACTATCGACTGCACATGCTGACCAGTACTCTCTGGCAGTCACTCGAAGAAGGGGATATCGTCCTCTTCGATGAGTTCCTGCGAGGGTTCCCCGAGGTCTACAACGGTCTGCTTGACATCATGACGAGCCGGCACGTTGCAGGCTTCAACCTTCCCAAGGTGTTCTTCGTAGCCGCGTCCAACTCGGTCACGACCTACGACAAGGCACTCGACGACAGGCTGCTCCACATGCCTGTCACAGACATCCGATCGAGCAAGCGAGCGCGTCAGGACCTGAAAGACCTGATCGTCAGCGAGCTCGGGCTCATGACTGAGACGGCCAAGATTCCAGAGATGGAAGCCTTGATCGCAACAGAGATCGATCCGACCTACGACATGCTCGATCAGTTCAAGCACGGCTCCGGCGCCAACATCGGAGCCACTGCCTCTGTCCGGGGACAGTCTGCTCGTAAGCTCATTGGTCAGGCCAAGCTCCGCGAGGTCCAGTCCAAAGCTCTGTCCGAAGTCATTGCCATCAACAACCTGATGGCGATGCAGCAGGGCAAGGCGCAGTACGTCTTGCTCATGACAGGCAACAAGTCGCTACCTCCGCAGTACCAAGCGGATGCACAGCGTCTCGTGGGAAATCCACGACTCACAGAGGTCCAGCGCATCAACCTGGATCTCAACCTCCAACTCATCGAGATGGAAGTAGCAACCAAGGAGTCCAAGAAGGAGGACACCGCAGATGAAGCATGACGAGATCCAGAAGTCACTGAGTCTCTTTGAGATTGGTCCGGGTCGCAAGGCAACCTGGAACAGTCTGAAGAAGCTCCTGCCCGATGTCGAGACAGCACTGTTCTTCGCCAAGGCGTACGACCTAAATTACGAGCGATTGAGCTCGCTGATCTACGGCTTGTTCGACTCGGACGTGGTCCGTGCTCTCAGCGAGGGTACACACAGTACCTCGCTGCAGAGCTACATCGTCGAGACCGTGCCCGACCACCTGTTGCCGGAGGGCAAGTCGTTGAACTTCGACGACAACGCTCCGCCTCCTCAGGGGGAGATTCTCCCCGCACTCTGGGAGGCAGCTGAGCTTCAGGTCGCGAGCAGCCTGAAGGAGGTCGCTGCCAAGCTGGCAGGGACGCTCGATCGACTTCCCTCTAAAGAGGGGAGGATGACGTTCACGCACATGGCGAAGCTCAACAAGCAGCGCCCCACGCTGGGACAGTTCAACCCGTCGATCAAGCACCCTCCGATGGCAAACAACCTCGTGATCCTGGATGTCTCAGGGTCCATGACCTCCGAGACGATCCACACGATCATCGAGGATGTCGTGGCTCTGAGCTGGAAGGCCGACGCTCACCTGGCAATCGTCAGCAGCAACGCCTTCTACTGGGAGCCGGGCTCGTATAGTGTCGACGACGTCCTCCGCCTTGCGGAGTTCGGAGGCACGCACTACGAGACGCTCGCGCCTCTGTTCGAGGACCGTAGTTGGGGCACGGTCATCACGATCGCCGACTACGACTCGAGCTGGAGCGCGGGAGATGTCATCGGCAAGTGCTCGGGTTCCATCGAGCAGTTGCTGGACATCAGCCTCGTAAACCGCCCGACATTCCTCGCAGAATGCGTGGGTCGTCTCGCCGAGGAGATCAAGCCGCTGCTCATCGCGAGCACGCGATACGGCCTGATCGACTAGCACTACCGGGTCACCCTCTTCACAAGAGGGGGTGGCCCGGTTTTTCCGGAAAAATTTTCCGACAACAAGACCAAATCCAAACAGGAAGGATGGTAGCCACATGGCCACCAGCACTGCAGTTGACCCGAAGAAGGTCACGATCCGAGGTCGTCTCTCGTTCCCGCGATTCACGCACGCGGAGGCGGTTCAGTCTGGTCTGCGCAGCACGATTCAGCAGATCAAGTCGACAGCGACCAACTCTCCCGAGGACATCTCGAGTGAGTTCAACCTGCTGATCGAACAGGATCAGCTCGACAAGATCAAGGCTCACATCCTCGATGTGTTCCTGCCCTACGCCGAGGCGCAGCACGCTGCAGGCGAGAAGCGGGATGCTCTCGAGCCGAAGATCGTGGCCAAGATCAAGGCCATGATCGAGAGCGAAGAGTGGGGCGACACGCCTCCCACTCTCTTGCTCAAGGAGGTCTCCGAGAAGAACGCGGAGTCCGCTCCTGAGGCTGTCGCCGGTGTCAAGATCACCGGCGTCAAGGGCGGCGACGTCAAGCTGATGGCGTCAGTCTTCAACGAGCAGCAGCTGGCTGTGCCGGACGGAGACGTGCTCACGTATCCGACCGTCAAGCCAATCAACGAGACCGTGTTCCAGATGTACCCCGGCGCCTACGTCGGTGCGACGCTGAACCTCTACGCGTACGCCGTCAGCAACGCGGTCAACGGGATCTCGGGCGCTGCCAACGCAGCGATCTACCTCGGCAACCTCGAGGCCGACCGCTTCGGCGGTAGCTACGAGATCGATGAGGACGAGATCTTCATGGACTAACGTCCGAACCACCGGGTCGGCAGGGGTGATTAACAACCTCCTGCCGACCCGGCCACCCGACAACGACAAGGAGAATACCATGTCAAAGAAAGGCCGGCAACGCCGGACACCTGAGCAGCGCATCGCAGCTAAGATCGCGAGACGCCGTGAAGTAGAGCTGCAACGCCGGCGCGAGGCCAATGCCTTTCGTAACTGGATTCTCAAAATGGGAGGCCGACCGTGACAGCTTACACGCTCACAGCGTATCGCCGTTACAAGGCAGACACGCCGTGGAACAACGAGCACAGCAAGGGCGAAGATGTCTACGAGACAGCAGTCGAATTCGAGGTAGCTGAATGGCCTGGTTGGGTCTTCGGCATCGCCTCGGAGGAGGCTAACTGGGCATACGAGAGTAAGGATCTTCCGCTCTCTCAGGATGCCAAGTCCGAAGTCATTCAGTACGGCTGGTCTAACTGGGGACCCTACTGGGACAAAGACCCCTACATCTACGAGCAGCTGTTAGACTACGATCTAGACGATCTAGGTGGTCTAGACGAATGGATGCCCGAAGGACACCCATTCATCGTGGTTCCTCAAGAGCTCAGAGAGTCTCCCGAACTTAGTCTCGAAGAGCTCAAGACCAAGATCGGGTTCATCGATAACTACTGGGATACCGTCTCTCTCTGGGAGAACCCAGATGCCTAAGCGGTTCAGCGCCTCGAGCGCAGCACAGCTCATGGCTTGTCCTGGTAGTGCCAACCTGGAGCTCGCCATTCCTGGATGGAAGGCTCCCGTCAGAGACGACGCTGCTGGAGCAAAAGGAGTGGGTACGAGACTCCACGAACAGCTCCAGCAGCTGCCGTACCTCAACGAGGATACACTCGTCCTCATCGGTACAGCGTTGTTCGCACTCAGCCGGCTGCACTACACTAAGCGCTGGCCGCTGTGTGAGGACGAGAGCGAGATGGAAGTCTGGCTCTGGACAAACCACTCCATCAACTCGAGGTGGGTTGACTGGTTCTGTGCGTTCAGGGAATTCACTCCCAAGCTGCTCATGTTCTCAGCGAAGAGCTGTCTCAAGCTCCGAGACATCAAGGCTCGGCTGGATGGTCAGCTGTATCAGATCACCACAGAAGAGACCATGATCGCCGAGTGGCTACCGAGCAAGCCGGGTACCACTCCAGACGTGATGTTCGTTGGGCCGAAGGTCCTTGAGACGATTGACTTCAAGTCAGGGAAGATCCCTGTCCATCCCGAAGACAACTATCAAGGTATGTTCTACGTCGCGAGCAAGAAACACCTCGCTACTCAGGCAAGAGAGTTCGGCATTCACATCTTCCAACCCGACAACTTCGGGTCGTGGATGGCGCCGATCTCTGAGCTCGAGAAGTGGATGCTGCTCGCCATCGAGACGGACGAGAAGATCATCAACAAGGATCTGACTCTCGTTCCGAACGATCACTGTACGTTCTGTCCTGCGAACCCGTGGTCACGCGGGGACAAGGCACGACCGTACTGCCCTGAGCAGCTCAGTGTTCTGTATCCACCTATCGTGGATGAGAACGAGATACTCAACATGTAGTACCTGGCCGGCAGCAAGACGAGCGTGCTGTCGGCCAGGCTTCATAACGCCGTCACTGTAAGAGAAGGAACCCAATGGACAATTACGGTTACATCGGTCTCGACTTCGAGACCTTCAGCAGAGTGAACCTCAAGGTTCACGGTCTCGATCGCTATGCGAGCGACGACAGCTTCACCCCTCTCATTGCGGGGGTCAGTATCAGAGACGATACTCTCCCTGACATCTACGACTTCGTTCAGAACGGTAAGAGCGAAGTAGACAAACTCCTGGAATACCTCTTCGAGGTTAGCAAAGAGACAAACTCTTGGATTGTCGCTCACAACGCTGGCTTCGAGAGGCGAGTGCTCAAGCACCTCGGAGTCAAGAGAATCAAATGGCTCTCCAACATCGTCGACTCGGCAGTCATCGCTCGAGCTCAGGGAGCTGCTAGCCATCTCGAGGCTGCAGCTCCTCAGCTGACTCTCCTGAGCAAGCTCGAGACGGGCAGCGACCTCATCAAGAAGTTCTGTATCCCGAACCAGTGGAACGGTGGTCAGGCTCCTACCAAGGAGCTCCTCAACGCAGACCCTGAGACAATGAAGCAGTGGAAGAGCTTCGCAGAATACTGTGGTCGTGACAGTGCAGCGGGTCGAGAGATCGCGCTGCACTACGATCACATGAGAGCTGCCACAGCTGTGGAATCACAGCTCGAGCCGCTCACTGCATCCATGAACGAGATCGGGTGGAAAGTCGATCTTGACCTCGTTCACGAGATGAAGATCCGCTACGAGAAGAATCTCGAGGACGAGCTTCACTGGTTCAAGATGAATGTCGATCCTGCTCTCAACCTCACGTCTCCTCAGCAGCTCAAGAAGTGGTGTGCAGAGCGTGGAATTGCACTCACAGGCTTCGACGCTGACAAGGTGAAGATGTATGAGAGAAAGATCTCGACAAAGCTCTCGACCATGCTGAGCGATGACCCTCTCCGCGAGGGGTACTGGGAAGTACAGTCCATGCTCAGGACAAAGATCGAGCTCGGCGGTACCAGTCTGAAGAAGCTTCAGGTCATCCTCGACACAGTCGGAACAGACGGTCGGCTCCGCAACCAGTACGTTCACGTCGGAGCGGGTCAGACGTACCGCACCAGTGCTCGAGGTGTTCAGATGCAGAACCTCAAGAGGTTGTCTGACACGGAGGATCTGATGGACATGGAGACCATGTACGACCAAGATCTCTCGTTCACCAACAACACTCTGTCAGAGAATCTCCGACAGGTGTTCGTGGCTAGCGACCCGAAGGGGTATCTGATCGTAGGTGACTTCGCGAGCGTGGAGAGCAGAGGGCTTGCCTTCCTTGCGAACGCTCAGTGGAAGCTCGACGCGTTCCATCAAGGCAAAGACATCTACAAGGTCCTGGCCGAGAGGTTCTACGGTGCTAATTACGACACAGTCACCAAGGAGCAGCGGAACCAGGGTAAGTACAGTGAGCTGTCCTGTGGCTATCAGGCGGGGCCGGTCGCCGTCAAGAACTTCCTCTTTAAATGGGGAGCAGACATGACGGAGGAAGAGTCTCTCGACCTCGTTACTGCCTGGAGAAAGTCCAACCCGGAGATTGTCAAGCTCTGGGAGACAATCGAAGCCTGTCTCACTGAGCTCTTGGCAGGGTCCAAATATTCCAGGACTACGGAACTGGGTAATGGACTCGTACTCGAGTTCAAGGGAAACGATACACCGGTGAGTCTACAGGCTCTTCATCCTGGTGCAAGGTCTGTCTCTATGATCTTGAAGGCTAAGACAACTGACCGCATCATCCTCACCAGAGTCTTTCACGGTGTCTACCGCAAGGGCAGGAACATCTGCTACTACAAGCCAACGCCGAGGAAGACAGGGCCGCTGTGGGTTGACAATCACTACGACCCGAAGCTGAAGAAGCGTGTCTACTACACGCTCTACGGAGGGAAGCTGGCCGGCATCTTGACTCAGTCGTTCTGTCGAGAGCTGTTCTTCGCATCTCTCCTGGAGATGAAAGAGCTCTTCGAGCTAGAGGGTGTCACCAATGTCAAGATCGTAGGACAGTTCCACGACGAGATCGTGGTGGACTGGGTGCCTGGCTCTCACCCTCTAGATGAGGTTCGTGAGATGATGGCTCAAGCGATGTCGAAGACACACTCTGACATCGTGAACTTCCCGTTGGTGGCTGACATCAAGCAAGGCTACCGCTACATCAAGTAAACATCTCGGGGAGCGGCGGAACAACTCGCCGCTCCCCGACCTACCTCTGGAGGTCACTCACACATGACAATCATAACGCTCGTGGGGATCGACCCCGGAGCACGAAACACCGGTGCGGTGAGAATCAATCTCAACGACACACTACTCACTCACAGTCACGAGGCAGCGGCACTACCGGGAAACGACTCGGAGGCTGTGAAGAACTGGGTGGGTAACGTTCTCCACACCGGTGTCCCGTACAACGAGATCCATCTCTTCGGAGAGCTGTATCGCAACCGTGGTACTCACACTCACCAAGGCATCAGCAAGCTCGAGGGTGAGATTCGATCCAAGGTCTCTGGTATCCAGTGGATCGACAACACCGGTATGAAGAAGGTCGTGACAAAAGAGCTCCTGGAGCTCCTCAATCTCTGGGACTTCTCAACACCGTCGTTCCACCAAGACCTGAGAGCAGCAGCACGCATCGCGCTGTACGGTGCTCTCAAGGATCCCAGACTCAACGAGGTGGTCTACAAGATCATCGATGCAATCCTCAGTCGCAAAGTTCGAACTCGTCCAACGGCAGCTGATTACCGAGCGTACTACAAGGCTCACCCAGAAGAGCTGGGCGAGCACAATCCAATGCTGTAACAATGAAAGGAGGTCGTCATGACTGACGGCACAAACAACAAGAGTGATGCGCAAAAGCTGGTCGACCAGCGACTCTCTGTCTACGGCGATCGCGTCGAAAACATGGTACGAGTCGCAAAGATGTGGGAGGGTCTGTTCAACTTCCCCGTCCAACCGTGGCAGGTACCTCTCGCCTTCGCGATGTACAAGATGTATCGTGCAGGCATCACGCCTGACTACAGCGATACCATCGACGACGTCGACGGCTACCTGCTCATGTTCCGAGAGGTCATCGGAGAGGACATGGTGCAGGCCCGTACTGTCGAGGAGTATCTCGACATCAAGGCAGCTCGAGACAGGACGACCAAAGAGGCAGAGTTCGATCGTCTCATCAACCCTGAGGCTGCAGCCGAGAAAGAGGCAATGGTCAACTTCGATCAGCGCTGGCGGAGTATGGACCCTGGTCTCATCAGCGAGCTTGAGAATTATCAACCCACTGCCAAGCAGCTCGAGCAGTTCCTTGACTGGCTGGAGCAGAAAGGCTACGCGATCTACGATCAAATGGCTGACCACGTCTTCTCACCAGGTCGAGAGGGCAAGCCCTTCGGAACCTGGTTCAAGATTGAGCAGCGATGATCTCTATTACAACTGCAGCCGAGCTCCTAGGCTTCGAGTGGTTCCCGCATCAGCTGGAAGCATTCGAGACCTGGAACAGGATGGACGACCCGCATGAGAATCCGCTCATGCGGCTCTGTGTCTACTACCCCACGGGGACAGGGAAGACAGAGACCATGCTCACTTGCATGGCGACCAGAGGAGTCGAGTCTGTCCTCGTAGTAGCGCCACCTGTCACTCACCCTCGGTGGAAGAAGGTGGCTGCAGCACTTGGCGTCAGTGTTCTCACGATCTCTCACGCCAAATTTCGGCAGAAAATTTTCCGAGTCAGCCGAGATCAGGCTGTGATCGTCGACGAGTTCCACTTGCTCGGCGGTCACAAGGGTCAAGGCTGGAAGAAGTTCAGCCGCATGGCGAGGAGTCTTCAGGCACCGATCATCATCGGGTCGGCTACGCCGAACTACAACGATGCAGAGCGAGTCTACTGCATTGCGTACGTCCTGAATCCTCTCTTGACAGGTGGCAACTACATCCAGTGGTTGTACCAGAACTGCCTGACAGAACCGAACCCGTTCGCTGCAGAGCCTATCGTTACAGGGTTCCTGCATCACGCCGACGCAGCGGAGGCACTAGCCTCTCTGCCAGGAGTGGTGTACCTGCCTGACGAGGCGCCAGACATCATTGTAGACATTGCTCTCGGCCGGAAGCTCGGCTGGGAGTTCGACACTCTCAATCTCGATCGCTCACGCTCGCGCATCATGTCGAGCCAGATGGAGAAGACTCACCGTACTCGGTACCTACAGATCGTAAATCCAGGGACAGGGGAGTTGTGGGATGAGGTCTACGACAGACTAATCCAAATTGCTGGAGAAGCTACGGCACCGATCATGATCTTCACAGAGCACTCTACGATCGCTTTCGCGCTCAAGATGTCTCTGGAGAGAAATAGTGTCCAATACGCCTACATCGACGGGGACACCTCCCCCAAGCTGAAGGATAGGCTGGTCGCTGGGTTCATAGCTGGACAGTTCGATGTGCTCGTCGGGACTGCAACGATCGCAACAGGAACTGATGGGATCGATAAGGTCTGCGACTGCATGGTCATCTTGGACGACACTAACGACGCTTCATTACGTCGTCAGTTGATCGGTCGAATCCTCCCACGAGGAGGAGACGCCGACTACTCCAAGAAGGTCGCGTATCGTTTCACCTACAACTAACCGCTCAACGGGGTGGGGTCTGGCTACTGCCAGACTGCAGACGGAAAGGACTATGGTGACAAACGAGCGCATTGAAACAAGGATCCAAGAGACTCTCGAACGAGCTCTGAAAGACGACCTCGATGAGGAAGGCTTGCAGATACTCGAGAAGAGGGTCGCGACCATCAGATCACTCGCTAACTCCGAGTGATCACGGGGGTAGCCTGTTATTCGCAGGCTACCCTCATCATGACCACGAGAAAGGAGAGGTCTGTGCCCGACCTCAAGACAAAGCACGAGATGGCAGACGCCGCCAGGCAACTGTCAGCGAGCTTCGATCTCATCCAGCGCAGTGTCAAGATCTACATCCCTGTTGACTGGAGAACTGAGAGCCCCGTGCCGGCACCCGACCTGGAAAACAGAGTCTGGTTGCCGTTGTCGAGGGACGACATCCAGGACCTCGCCAACAAGAGAAGCGGGATTCTGTTCAGTAACGATGGAGAGCTTCGCTCTTTCACGTTCACGCTGCGACAGCTCGCTAGTCAGAGACCTACGAAGAACGACTCCATCTTGATCAAGACCGACGCAGGTCTCCGTGCTCTCAACAGCAAAGGTGAGCTCGTCGAACACTCAGGATCGTTCACCCCGAACTTTGTCCGGCCAAAGCTCAACGAGAGCGAGGCTGACAAGCTCGAGGTGTTCAACACGATCGCAGAGTGGGTCGGTAGCGAGGAGTCAGCAAAGTCTCTGCTGTACCACCTCGCTACAGCTCTGGCACCAGGCTGGAGTGCTGTCAAGTACATCCTGCTCCTCGGAGAAGGAAGGAACGGCAAGAGCACTCTGCTCACGATGCTCAAGCTGCTCTTCGGCATTGAGAACGTGAGTGAAATCACGCGACAGTCTATGGCTGAGCGGAGTCCCACCTGTGTCGAGCTCAACGACAAGCTACTGAACGTCATCATGGATGGCGAGATGTCCTACATCAAGGACAGCTCAATGGAGAAGACTCTCATCGCAGGAGAAGACAGTGTTGTACGGATGCTCTACGAGAGCGGTACAACACGAGTGCAGACCAACGCACTCTTTCTCGAGGCTCTCAACAGCGAGCCGAAGACGAGAGACAAGAGCTCAGCTCTTCAGAAGAGACTCGTGCGGTTTCACTTCGCCAATGTCTACGCTGAGGACGGTGAGTTCTTTGAGAAGATGTCGAGCGAGCCCATGCTGGGTGCTCTGCTCGCACTGCTCATAGATCACTATGTCCGTCGAGACGAGGTAGCTGCCAAGCTCACTCTGACACAAGACAGCTTGGATCTCCAGCTCGAGCAGGTCTGGCTTGGCAGTCCGGTACTTCAGTTCCTGGAGCACCTTGCAGCCAACGATCAGAAAGCTCTCACGTCAATCAAGGCTGGCAATGCCACAGTGGATGCGTTCATGGCAAGCTTTAAGCCGTGGGCGGAGACACAGGGTATGCACGAGAGGACAGACGGTGATCTGCTCACTCTCCTCAAGACGGCTTTCCAGATCGACTGGAAGACCATCAGAGATCAGTCGAACGGCAAGCCACAGAACAAGCGGGTCATCAAGGGTTTCCGACCGGAGACTGAGATGGCACTGCAACACCTCATGAAGGGAGGACCCAGTGGCGCTACAGCTGCCAACGAATGAGTGGTGGGAGAGGGAGGACTACGCGGGAGCGGATGTCATCCTTCCAGACGAGCTCAAGCTAGCTGCGATTGTCGGTCCGAAGGGACCGGCTCTCGTGCGATCGTTCGCGAACGGGTCTACTCAGCGAGGCTGGGGAGACGAGTTCATGGATCGCTACATGCGGACAGAGTTCGCTCCTCGGCGCACAGAGTACGGCTACGAGAAGGGTCAACACGCAGCAGCACTCGTAATGCGTGCCTTCAAGGTCGTGTGTGTCGATGTCGACGGGAAGAACGGTGGTAACCAGTTCGCAGCTCAGCTGGGACCGTTACCCGTGACACTCGCAGAGACAAGCAAGAGTGGGACAGGCTATCACCTGTACTACTCTGTTCCAGATGATGAGTGGTCAACCACAGAGGGCTTTGCTCTCGTGGGAGATCAGATCAACATCGTTCAGGGTGTAGACATCCGAGGAGTCGGGTGTGTGTACCATCACTCGACTCAGCGGTGGAATGAGCGCAAGCTCACTCCGATTCCTGACTGGTTACAGAACCGCCTGCTGCTCAAGAAGCAGCAACGAGTGTTGGCAGCCGCCAACATTCAGAAGACACTCACAACGATGGACGAAACGGAGATCATGCTCATGCAGACAGATCTGATCGAGGAACTCAACAAGCCGATCAAGGCTGGCACGCGCAACAACACGCTGTTCGCGATCGGCAGTCAGATGAAGCAGGCTCAGGTCGAGAACTGGGACGTAGAGATCAAACGTCGCTCGACCGAGATCGGACTCGACATCGGTGAGACTCAGAAGATCATCGAGAACATCGAGAACTATGGATAGGTAGCGAAAGCGGTCACTATCTAGAGAGGGGCGGGAACGGTATATACCGTTCCTGCCTCTCTTTTTTACTATCGTTCCCGCTATAATGAAAGGCATGACCAATACACAGCCAGACCTCTTGTCAGAGGTTGAGAGCATCCTCCAACAGCCCAAGGCACCGCCGGCAGAGTCTCTCGCTGGGATTCCCAGCAACGCGCAACCGCCGTCAGGCTCGGAGCAGGTGGAGAAGCTCGTTCTGCCTGTGCAGGACAGACCGAAGATGCCTTACACCAAGGACAAGTACATCGTTCGGGAGGATCCACACCTCGTGGCGTGGGAGAGGGAGACGCGTCTCTTTTTGAGACACCTCTCGCCTCGACACGGACACCGTGTCTCGGCTGTAATGGTATATGAATGGGCTACAGGGGATAATGTGGCTCGTATTATGGCCTCGGGCGGTCAGCCCAGTCCTGAATTGCGTAAGATTAGTAAAGTTCTTCGACACTACTTTGGTAAGCCGTATAGCACGTGGATCATGGGACGCAAAGTTCCGAGAGCCTACAAGGTGCCTTCTGGCTACTACATCAAGCGACACCGGCCACTGACTCTCGAGCTCTGGTTCGAGTACCAGCAGAAGGTGCTGGAGGCGTAGTGGGACGCGCGGGCACTCAGCACTCGAGTGTGTCTCGCTGGCGCCGGCAACCGCCTCTCCCGCCGTTCCGGCCTGTCGATCATCGGGCCATGCCTGACACTCGCCCGTTCGCAGACGACGGGAGACTGACGACTGTCAGACGCGCAAGGGCTGATCGTCAGCAACCCGATCGTCCGTCACAGGGCCGCCCTCGAGACGCCTGAACAAGAGCAGGATGCTCTCGAGGTCCTGCCCTGCGATCGCCTGCAGGATCGTCGTCGCTGCAGTCTTGTCGAGCGTGTCGGGGGAGTCCTTCCAAATCGTCTGGACAGTGCCAAAGCGCTGATTCCAGAGCCAGCGGAGTCTCGTGTCGAGGCTCAACCGGTGGTCCTTCGGGATCTCGTGTCGGTAGTTGTGCTGACGAACGATCTCAGTCATCATCGGCCTCTCTGACGTTGTGAAGAAGAGTGTCTTTCGTTAGTTCCAGCATCCCGAGCTGCTGCACCAGACCCAAATCACCCTCTTGCTTGAGAGCGACGTAGGGCCCTTGCTCTCCTAGGAACAGCTTGATCTTAACCGACCCAAGCTCTACGTCACGCGCCATCTGTCTTCTCCTCTTCTGGCTCAGGCAGCTGGATGACAGCTTGTGTCAGGTCAACGAACTCGATCTCGTCGGACTTGACCTGTGCCGGGTGGGTGCCTGGCCGGCGTCGACCGACCAGCCTGTCCAGGATGATCTTCTGAGCCTTCGTGGCTCGGGCCATGCTACCCTTCACCTTCGGGTTAGGGCTGTTCGCGATGTCGAAGAGAGCTCTGCTGACGTGCTCCCACGCGGGGATGAGCAGGGCATTGTCCGAGCTCGGCTGAGAGTGATCTGCGATGTACTGCAGCGCCTCGGGGATCGTCTTGTTCTTCATTACCGCCTCCACACTCCTGTCCAGTCCTCTGTGTAGTTCGACACTCTGTTAGACCCGGAACCAGTGGAGTCGAACATGTTCCCACCGAAGAAGTCAAGCTCCTTGGTGGACTGAATCACGTAGCGCAGCGCATCCATCATGTGCGAGTACTTGTCGTGCAGCGGCTTCCCGCTCCACTCCTGCAGCTTGTTGTTGAACTCGTACTTGTAGTTCTCCATGCACTCGAGCATCCAGTCGCAGTTTGTCGCGTGGATGATCGTGTTGTAGAGTGCGAGCCTCACCTGCTGGATGTCCGTGATCATGTCGTAGTCACCCTGCCGTGAGCCAGGGATCTTGTAGACCTTGTTGCTCTTCGCCAGGACGGACACATTAGGGAACTTCGTCCGCATCATGTCTGCCGGCGTCGTGTTCACCGCCTTCTCGTGGTGGTCACCGTCCCACGGCAGGATGATCAGCGCCAGCTTGTTGAACCACGGCTTCTCCCTGAGCACGTCCACGTACTCGGGGAGTGCCTTACCGTGACCCTCTCCACAGTCATAGAGAAACACTCGGCCGTTGATCCACTGAAACGCGATCCACGCTGTCGCGTCAGAGTGCATCCCGGAAGCGCCGATGTCGAAGGCTACGTAGACAAGGTGGCCGGTATCCAGGTTGAAGTCAATGTTGCGGTGCTCCGCGACGAGCTTCATGAACGCCTCGCCATACACTGCTGCAGCGTCCATCTCCTCGAAGGAGACATAGTACTCCTGCAGGAACATGCGATCGTTGCCGAAGCGGCGGAGGTAGCTCTCTCGGACCTTCTCGAGCTGTCCAGGAGTCATGACAGCCGGCAGTCCCTCGCGGGTCATCATCGTGTTCAAGTCGTCGATGTCACGGATGATCACCTGATACTGGGGATCGCCCTTCATCGACTCCATCAGCTGCCACAGGCTGTTGCGCCGCTTCCCACGAGGAGTACTCGCGACCATGAGTCGCTTCTTCTCGTGCTCACCCATGATGATGGGCATCAGTCGGGGGATGGGGTCCTCCCGCTGGAACAGAGCGAGCTCAGTGAACGCGTAGTCCTGGAACGACGTACCGACACCGTTCTTGTCCTGCCCACTCTGGAAGTAGCCTTGCAGCTTCATGCGGCTCTTGTTCGTGAACCGCCCCTCCATGATGGTGCTCTTCCACTCCGCGAGCTCTTTGGGAACGTTGTCCTGCAGCATCTGGACGTACTGCCCCGACTCTTGGTCGAGGTACGTCTTGTCCCACAGGATGTCTCGGATCATGGGGTTGTTCAGTGAGACGTAGGCACCAGTGGTCTTCGGTTCTCTGAGACGACCCTCAACCATCTCCATGCTCATAGCCACGTCCTTGCCAGACTGGCGCGGGTACACAGCCACCCCGATACGGTGAGTGCGCCACATCTGGTGGAGCTCGGCCTGGTACGGGCGTGGCCGGTAGAAGGCCGGGAAGCGAGGCATCAGTGGAAGAACCAGTCTGTAGGATGTTTGTCGTGGTAGTCAGCGGCTATCCAAATGACAGCAGCGACGAGTGCGACGAACACAATGATGCCCGCCACACCCATCGCTACGTCACTCATCAGACGCGAAGGTCGGGGAGACCCAGTGTACCGAACAGTGTGGAGAAGTCCTCCTGCCCCTCGGACGAGGAGCCTGCCCTGCTCGGGATCCCCGCTTGCGGGCCGGAGAACTGACCTGAGTCGTTGCGAGACTGCTCTGCAGCGCGCTGCTGCTGACCAGAAGGCTCTGCCGGCTCCTGCTTTCCAGACGCTGCAGCTGCCGCTCGAGAGGCAACGAGACTCGCTCGTTCCTGCTCCACGAGTGGCTGCATGTCTATGTTCCACCCGACGAGCTTGCCGTCAATCCGGAGCTCGAACGCCTTCGCGATGTTCACCACGCGGGTTGCGAGCTCAGAGTCGAACTGCTTCGAGTTGGGAACCAGGTCAGCGTTGGACTGGAACAACTTGATGCTCGACGCGAGAGTATTCATCATCGGCCGGACCTCGTCGGCCTTGACACTCGCTCGAGACTCGATTTCCCGCTTGAGCTGGACCTTGACACCGTCCTGCCATGACTGAGCATCCGTCGCGTCTCGCAGCACCTCGTCCTGGCCGGAGCCATCGAGCTTGGGAACCTTCTGGCCCACCAGTTCGCGAGGGTGCTTCTCGAGCGCATCGAAGTAGGTGGTGTAGTCCTTTCGGACATCCATCAGTGCAGCGCGCTCGAGACTCTCGGATTGCCGCTTCTCTAGGGCTGTGGAGACTTCTCCCCAGTTGGCAGAGTACTCGGACGCGTCGCGCGTGCCGACGCCGCTCGCTGGATCAGGAGTCCCTGATCCACTACTCTCCGCAGAGCCGGCGGCGCCGGCATCTCCGTCGTCAGTTCCGGCGGTAGCTCCGTCTTCGGGAGCTCCTTCTTTTGGAGCCTGTACTCCGTCGCTGCCTGCGTCTCCTCCTGTCGATGCAGCAGAACCTGGCGCACTTCCTGCAGCTCCTTCACTCGGAGGTGCTGCAGGTCCGTCTCCAGGGCCAGCAGAGCCAGTCGCTTCTCCGCCCTCGCCAGAGTTCTGCTGTTCCTCCTCAGAGACGAGGACGTCCATGAGATCCGCAAACGCTGCCTCACCTCCACGAGGAATGTCGAGACTGCGCTCCTGAGGCTCCTCTTGAGAGCCGGTGACTGCGTCACTCACCCTCGCCCTCCTCAGCAGCCGTGATCAGGCGCTTCGTCAGCGTCTCACGGTCTTCGTCGGAGAAGCTCATTCCGATGTCGGAGAAGTGCGCCGCGAGGCCCTGAGGCCCTGTGAAGAACGACGCAGCGTCTGCGATCGCAGCGAGCTGCACGTGCGAGTCGGGAGCATCAACGTCCCACTCGCGCTCCCACTTGGCGACACGCTCGTGCCAGCGGGAGACCAGCTCGACGTAGAGACCGTGGTTGTCCTCGGCCTCGTCCTCGGTGTTCTCGAGAGCGTCCTTGTTGTTCTTGATGAGGTTCTCGAGGATGTCACGCAGCTCGATGAGCTTGCCGTGGTACTCCAGGTGGTAGTGACGCACGTCCTGGAACGAGAGCTGAGGCCACGAGCTGACGATCTTGTTTGCGATCGTCGGCGCGATGTGCTTCTGGTCTCGGGAGGGCTCGATGTTCGTGAGCACCTCGGTCCAGATCTCGAGCAGCGTTCGCTTCGTGCCCTCGGTGTTTCCGAGCGAGGCGAGGTCTGCCACGTCTTGCGGGGACAGCGGGGCGTCGAACTCTTCAGTCTCCTGAGGGTCTTCGTTCACGATTAAATCTCCTTCCGAAGTACCTTTTCACGGTACTCCGTTTCGATGGCTCGGATGGTGGTGCGCATGTCGTAGGCCAGCGACATGCCGACGTATGTGGTCTCGATCTCGGGTGGCACGAGGTTCTTGTCACCGTAGAACTTGCGGACCTCGAACAGGTCGAAGCCTCGCTTGCCCGCGTACTCGTGAATCTTGAACGGGTACTGAGGATCTTTGTAGATGGCATCCTGGAAGGACGGCATGGTGATTCGTGCCTCTGCCGGTCGACCAGCCTCAGAGCCGGGCATCTCGAACGTCTCCGAGAACTCACCCTGCTTGACTGTCTGAGTCTTGAAGCCGGTGTCGATGTACTTCAGGACTCGACGACCTCGCGGCTTGGGAGAGCCTGACTTCTTGACTTCGTCCTGATAGACGATTCGGCCGCTCTCTTCCACTCGCAGAGGCTCATCCTCATCGTGAGTGTTGAGACGCATACCGGCCATCTCATCTGGCGTACCGCCAAATCGAGGGGCTGCAGGGTCCTGTCGAGGGGGCGGGCTCGCCGGCCTCTGTGTCTCGGGCGACGGCGCAGACTCGGCAGTAACGACAGAGCCTTGGGCCTGAGATCCCTCCCGTAGCTTGAGAGTCGCCGCCTTGAGCGTCTCGGTCGTGTAGTCTCGGTAGTGCTGCGGGAACTGGATGCCGGCAGCCTTGAGCTCCGCCCAGTACGCAGCCTTTTCAGTTTGGCTCAACGTGTCCTCCGTGGTCGCGGGCGGTTGCCCGTGACTAGTATAACGCGTTTTGCCGGGTTACGCTACCTACGGTCGAGAAGTCTCGATATACGGCTGAGGGACGCCAGCATTCGTGTTCGTCGGGAGCTCTGCAACAGAGCGGCCGTACTCGAAGGTCTCGATCGAGCCGTACTCGTAGCCTACGTTGACGCTCGCGGGAGCGTAGCGGTACTGTATCAGACTGATGCGTCCGAAACTGTCCTGGACCAATGACTCATCGTTCGGGTCAGGCACACTCTCTGCGTAGAAAAACCACTCTTTCATGTGTCGCTTGACCAGTGCGTAGTCGTACGTGTCATACGGGAGCGGTCGAGGCTCTGTCGGCACAGCCTGCTGAGCGTGATAGATCTTGCTCACGTTGATCGGGATACCGTTGACGTCGTGACCTCTGACACCGTACTTGAGAGTGCCCTGCCACTCGCCGAGGGTGATCTCGAGCTGCTGCAGATACGACCAGGCATCGTGCGCCCTGTTGGCGCCCTGCGTGTTGGTCTCGAGTTTCCACGGGATCGCTCGCTGAACAGTACCGCCAGAGCTCGAGACGTCGTCTGTGACCTTGAGATCATCAAACACGAAGATGCCTTCTGGCCGGCTGAGGGCCACGTACAGCTTGCTCCCGATCTGCAGCTTGGAGAGAGCGATGCCCTGCACGAGCCAGCGGCTCCAGCGACCTGCCTCCTTCTGGGCGTCGTAGACCCAGATCTCGTTGCCACTGCACCCCTCAATAAGCTCTTCGCCGTCAGGGTTGTGGACGAGGTAGTACAGCCTGTTGTCGTGCTGACTAGAGACGATCTGACGCTTGTCGAGCAGCTCCGTCCATTTGTTCGCGATGTCCGTGCTCATCGTCGAGTGGTTGATGTTGTAGTTGCTGGCTGTACTCTTCATCAGCTCGGTATCGAGCGGGTGGTAGAGAGCGTTGTTCAGCACCTCGACACCGTACGGGCTCACCGTTCCAGGCGTCGCCGTGGTCTCCTCGAAGCCCATGATGATCGTGCTCTGGCTCTGTCCTGACACCTCAGCAGGGGCCATGTAGTACGAGGTGGAGTAGCCATCGACACCTGAACAGAGGATCGTGATCGTGTCGACCGATTGCGGGTTCTGCCAGAGCTTCACAGCGGAAGGGATGAGCAGGTTTCCGCTCGTGAGTGTCTTGAATCCTCCACCCTTGGTGGGGGTGAAGTTCGTGTACTCGCCGACCTGGTTGCTGCTCCAGCGAATCAGGGCGCCATTGTCACCGTCGTTCACGAGAACCAGACGGTCCCCTGCCACGAGCCCTTGGCCGGCACTCGAGGGGTCTGAGTAGTTGAAGCGGTTGTCGAGAGTCGGAAGAATACTCGCAGCGGAACTCACGTCGATCGCAGCCGTATTCTGGACCCAGCCGTGTGTCGCGTATGTGGGGGAGCCTTCCAGACTCCGGGAGCCAACGAGCACCCCCTCGGGTGGCACAGCTGCCTGGTCGCTCCACGTGAACATGTAGAGGTTCCAACGCAGTGCGCCTTGAGCAACTGCCTCTGTAAAGACTGCACTCGGGAGGATCGCAACGAGCTGGTCCATCGCCATTGCAGGGTCTGTAACACTGGTGGTTGTCTCGTTGCCGTTGGCTGCAGGTTTGAGGAAGCGCCATTGACTCCATGAGCGGGCCTCTTTGAGCAGAGTGATCTGGCTTGCAGCACTCTCCCCCACCTCATTCTCAAAGGTGTAGAAGTACCCGAACGAGTAGAGGTTGTCGGCAGAAGTGTCACTGATCAGAGTTTCTGATGTGGGCGTCTCTGCCGTCGGTATAGTAACCTTGACAGGCCCGTTGATCCAAGCCGCCTCGGGGTGCAAGATAGTGAGCGCATCCGCAATGTCCCACTCTGGGACAGTGATCGACGTGACCTTCCGAGCCTTCTTGTCTGCTCCAACGAAGAACAGGCGGAGATCCTCTCCAGCATCTGACAGTGCAAAGATCTTGTTGTCGATCTGGAGGTACTTGACGAACTTTGTCGCGCTCGAGAAGTTCAGAGTCGACTCGCCTTGCGGTACGTCAAACTCTACTCCTGTGCTGGAGAGACTGTTCACATCAAATCGCTGGGTAGTGGAGTTGTAGACAGCCACCTTGAAGGAGACAACGCCGCTAGTCTGGCGGGTAGCAAACAAGAGAGCCTTGCGCCCGTCGTTCAAGAAGAAGTGCTCAAACCCGCCGACCATTGTGCTCGCATAGTTGGCGTCGAGCCAGATGTCCTCAGTGAGTACCGAGCTCAGTGCAGGTCGAATCCTCGCCGAGCCGTCACGCGAGATCAGAATGTTCTCCATGAGTCGCAGACTCGTTGGCTCACTCAATCCTGGAGGATAGGCCGTGCTCCAGCCGCTGAACTCTCTGAGATACGCCTTGGACAGCGGCCGGTCGATCGGCTGCTGCATCTTGGTCTTGGGTGCCACGGGCTAGAACCTACGTTCGTCCGAGTGTGGGTGTCGGTGCCTCATCGTTGATGGACCGTTGATGCTGTTTGTGATGGGAACGAAGAAGTCGTTCATGAACGGCGCGTCCGTGTTCCGCTGGTCACGCTCGATCAGCTGATACATCAGATCTTTGTACTGGGCTTCCAGGGACATCGATCGCGGCTGCATGATCGGATCAGCCTGCGCGTAGTAGTACGCTGCTCGCAGCACGACGACGTCAGGATTGGCAAAGTCAACCGTCTGTTCTCTGATGGCCTGAGGCACAGCAGTCAGGGCGTCCTCCGGGAGTCGGAACATCTGTGGCTCGCGCATCACGGGAACCAGGATGCGAAGGTTGTCCTCTGCCTGGAACAGCGGGCGGGAGAACTTGAGCTCGCTCCTGGTGTGGGCGACCCAGAGCCCTCCTCGTCCGTCGTACTTGTGGAGAGCGTCGCGGGGTAGGAAGTACGCCCAGACCACGACTCGATCGTCGTCAGTCACCAGTCGGACAGCATCATCGTTGATGATACGCGGCCTCACTGTGGCTCGCAAGAAGAAGCTCGAGTCGCCAGCGTGCGTGCGCCCGACTTCTTCGACAGAGGCGTAGTAGCTCCACTCTGCTTCCAGAGCATTGGAGCGCAGAGCACGATTCAGCTGCCTCGTGATGGCTCGGTACCGGTCCATGTCGGGCTCATACTCTAGATCGAGCCCGGTGAGGATGCCGAGAACCTCAGCTACTGCGTCGTCGAGGGTGAGCTCGACATCAGGATTGCCCACTCTACCACTTCCTCAGTGTCGCGCCCTCAGGCCTCTTCTGCTTGCCACCAAGATTCACGGTGGCTGCACGGTTGGTACTGGTGAGGGTTCGCTCCTTCTGCTCACCCTTCCCTGCCCAGTCGAGGTAGTTGCTCGGCAGCATCTGCTTCGCGTAGGACTGCGCTGCAGCGTTTGCCGCCTCGTCACCTGCGTTCTTGTACTTTGCGTCGTATCCGACGCTGCTAGCAGAGTTCACGTTAGTGTTCGAGTTCTCGATGTTCATGATCTGAGTCCAGGTGTCTGACAGCTGGTTCCAGTAGTTCGAGTATGCAGACTCTTTGTCTGACTCTGCCTGCTGCCACAGGTTTGCCTTACCAGTGGAAGTGTCGTTGTTCAACGAGCCGATCGCGTTGTTGACGCTACGCAGCGTGTCGAAGAAGGCTCTGCTGCCCTGATTCTCATTGTCCGCATAGTTACGAAGAGACTGCATGGTGGCTCGCATGAGGTCTGTCTCGCCGGCACCCTGGCTCGCAACCTGACTGAGAAGGTCAGAACGCTCACGGGTTGCGTTCGCGATGTTCGAGAAGCTCAGGTCTGCCTGGGCCTTATCGTTGTCGTCACCTGTACTCTCGAGTCCCCCAAGAGCAACCTTGTAGTTGCCGAGCAGGAGCTCTCGGCCCTGCTTCAGGGTAGCTTCGATGTTCGTGAGCTTGGTGTCTCGCTGCTTTCCGAAGCTGTCCAACAGCTTGTACTGACCGTCAACGAGGGCTCGCGTGTTCTCGTTCTGCCTTTGAGCAGAGGCTCGACCTGCAGCGTTCACCGCTGCCATCGGGTCCGGCGCCGGGGGGCCGTCGCCCGGAGGTGTCCCGTCAGGGAGAGTCTCGGGGCTGCCGTCGCCGGGACGCAACAGTCCGGGGGAGCCCGAGGTAGTGCCTCCGCCCATCAGACCTCGCATCATCTGCGAGAGCTGTGCCGCAGTCATCGGCGGCTTTTGCGTGGTCAACCCAGGGCCATCCTTGAGGATCCCCCCACCGCCGAGTAGTCCTACCATTATGAACCTCCAGTGTAGTAGCGCGACCGGAACTCTTCCGGGGTGAGATAGTCAACGTCGTCGGCCCAGCCCGAGATCGTTCCAGGACCGCCGGCGGCGTTCCCGTAGGTGGTTGCTCGAAGTCGGCCCTCGAGGTAGTCATAGATCTGCTGCTGAGAGAGCTGGTATTCCTGCTCCATGCCGTAGATGACTTCCCCGAGCTCCTCGCTGGAGAGCCCTCCCTCTCTGCGAGACATCTTCTCAAAGAGATTTTTTAACCATCTGTTTTGAGGGTCTTGATCTGTCAGACTGGTAGGTGCCTCACCAAAGAGCTGAGTGCCTGCATCGCCGGAGTTGGTCCGAGCAGCATCGAGCAGTGTCTGACCCTGAGCAAGGACACGACTCATCGCCTCCAGGGACGAGTTGCTGAAGCTGAGGACGTGCTGAGCGCGAGCGTCCACGGGTCCAGCCACACCCTCTGTGCCGGCGCCGGTTGTCCGGTTCACGGTGTCGAGGTCTTCCTCGCGGAGCAGAGCGTTCAGTCCGAGGAATTGATCAAGGTTCCTACTCGGGAGCTGCTCGAGCCCTAGTTCGCTGAGCAGTGCCACCGTCCGAGGCGCGTACGTCTCACTACCGCCGTTCTCTCCGAACAGAGACATGACTGCGTCGTCGTAGCCGGGGATCCGCTCCTCTGTGGAGGGGGCTTGCTGGTCTGCGACGATCGCGTCATAGAGAGCAGTGTTGGCATCGATCGCAGCCTGCTGTCTCGGGGACAATCCGTTGTACTCGTCCCACGAGAGACGACGAGTGCCCTCTGTGTTTCCGAGAGCGTCTGTGTACTGCTGTACTCTTGCCTGCTGAGCTTCCTGCTCTGCCTGTTCGACGTTCTGGAAGCGGTCGAGCTCGTTTGAGACGGCAGCCATGCCAAAGGGGTTCGGAGGCTCCTGACCTCCAAGACCGTTGCGGACGAGACCCTGACCCATCTGTTCCAGGAAGTCAGGAGTCTCGTCCGCAGCCGCAGGCCGGGGGGTCTGCGGGGTTGAGGAGATCCTCGCGGGGGCGGAATTACTGGCTCCCAAGCGAGGTGTTTTCAGATCCCAGAATGACACTGGTGTTCTCCTCTGTTGTCTCTATTGTAGCGCGAATCGCTGCACTACTGGCAACTATCGCACTGGAGGTCGTCCATCGGGTCTTGCGGTACGGTGTACTCGTGTGGGTCGTTCAAGTGTTGCCTCCTTAGCCTGCTGGGAAGTAGTCCCTGAGTAGGGTGAAAGTGAAGGCGACGACGGGCGCCGCGATCGCGAGAGTGATGGTCAGGCGCTGCTGTCGACGGAGCTTCTCAGCTTCAATGAGTCCACCCTCGAGGTTCTTGAGTCGAGCCTCTGCTCGACTCTGCCGCTCTTCGTGAGCGTGCTTCTCTGCCGTGTAGAGGGCGAGGGGTACGACCTTCTCTGAGATTTCGTGGATGTCACTCCGAAGCCCACCTATCGCTCGGAGCAGCTCCCAACCTGTAGGTTCTGGACCAGGGTGTTCGAGTGTAGTCGGCATATCAGGCACCCAAACCTAGGCGTCGAGACTGGTGTCTGTGTTGGCATCCGCGAGCTGAGCGGCGAGTGCGCCGAGGCCTGTGCCGACAATGCCGGCGATCGCTGATCCAACGGCGATCCAACCACCGATCTCTCCACCCACTGCGGGTGCGACTGCCAGGCCAGTGGCCGACAGTGCGAGGATCAGGCTGGAACCGTACTTGACACGGACATAGATCTTCTTGCGAAGAGCCTTCGGAATGAAGACGCCGAACTCTTTGCCGAGAGTCGAGAGTGCTCTCTCGACCTCCGCAGCGTCAGGCTTCACGAGCGGCGGACTGGGGACTGTCACGGGTGGTTCCTCCGGTTCTGGTTGTGGTTCTGGTTGTGGTTCAGGGTCCGGCGTTGGCTCGGGCTCGGGCGTTGGCTCGGGCTCTGGGGCAGGCTTCGGGTGGAAGTACAGGTCTCCGGCGTCGATGCCACTGTCGTTGCCCTGACGAGTCGACCAGTCAGTGCGGTAGTAGAGCACCTTGTCGATGATGACTGAGCTCGCGATGTCGAGAGCCTGACCAGCCTCCACAGAGCCCTTCGTCGTCTTCGTGAGTGGGTCAACGACGAAGACCTCCTCCCAGTTATACATCGTGACAGGAGTGATGTTCTGCCACGGGATGCGCGGAGGAGCCGGAGGTGTCGGTGCAGGGGGAGGAGGTGCTGGAGCGTTCAGCTTGTTGGAGTTGGCGATGATCGTGTTCAGCCGTCCCAAGACGTAAGGACCTGGACACGCCGTCGCCTTGTACTGGCTGTGCCAGCCGACGAAGAACTCCGACTGCTTTTTGCCCGGAATGTTCTTGGCAATGGGCTTCCGCGTGGGGTTCTGTGCAGCCTGCCACGCAATCAGTCGTTCCAGCGTGGCCTGAGCCTTCGCAGAGATCGGCCAGTTCGGAGCACCACCAGAGTTGTCGATCTCGACGGTGATCGACTGTCGGTCGATCTCGTGCGCCGTCGAGAACGGTCGCCGAGAGGGGTGGACGATACCAGTGAGGGTGCCGTCGTTCGCGATGTGGTAGGTGGGGTGTGAGTTCCGAGTGTTGGAGTTCGCCACGTAGCCGAGCACGTTCGTACCCGCTCCGTGGTGTGGTACGCAGCCATCAATCTTCCAGCCGTCTCGGGACTTCCCGAAGCCCTTGTCGATCACCTTGTCGGTGAACGGAGCCCAGTCAAACATGCCCATTAGGTGTTCCTTTCTGTCTTGATCATTATAGCTTGTCACCCGAGTCGGTGATCTAGTAGTGCCCGACGACACGAGTGATGACGATCTGGTTGTTGGCCGAGACATAGCTGTTGCCGTTGAGGGCCACATACTCTGTCCGAAGTGTTCGCAGATAAGCGGTTGAGGAGAAGTAGATAATCCGACGCTTGAGATAGCCAGTATTTCCACCTCCAACCGTGGAGAGAAGATATTTGGTTGCAGTCGAGGCATTTGTGCTGAAGACGGTGTCGGGCGTGTATATATCAACAGAGTCGAAGTAGTCATCATTGTCGCTGTAGTAGATCGTCACTCGCGTGAAGTCTGCTATCCCTTGCGACAGGCTAAAATTACTCCCACCGTCAACAGAGCCGGAGAACAGAGACACCGATCTTGCCGCCAGGCCGGAAGGAGTCACTGCCCGTTCAGCGTCGGACCCTGCTTGCGCCTCTGCGTCGGTCGCCAACTCAACGAGTCCCCGCCGCGTTGACAACGCTGTAAGCGAGGCCAGCCCGTCCGGGGTGACCGCCAGGTCGGTTGCTGTGCCCGTGATCGTTTCGGCGTTTGTGGCGAGTTCCACGATTCCTGCGACCGATGACGTAGCCGTGTCGGTCACGTCCACAACGGCGTTGCCGTCGTTCTGGTATATCTGGCCTAGGAAGTCCGCCCCACCCTGTTCCCAGAACTTACCTACCCCTAGTCCGGTTCCCCAGTGCATAAAGATGGTGGCGGTGGCGACCGTGGTCTCGATCACAGCGGTGGCGAACTCATCGAGCACTTGAAGTCGCAACTCGAACGAGGAGTCCACCGCATACGGAGAGATGAGGTAGTAACTATTGAACGTGAGACTTCCTGTCGCAACCGTCTCGATCACGTCCCACACGGAGTCTCCCCGAGGTCGCGTCGAGATGATGTACGTCAGTTCGTTGCGCTCGGTGCTGTTGATGAGCGAGGAGACCGACGCATCAATGTCCACTCGAAGATAGGTACCCTCCTCCTCCAAAGTGCCCGCGGCATCCGACCGGCTGACAATGAAGCCAGGAGCGTTGATGACTGGGTACGCATAGTTCAAGACTGTAATGTCCACAGTCTTGACTTTGACTCGCCCACGGGAGTCTGTGACAGTTCCTGTGATGGTGACCGTTCCTGCTCCTGTCAGGAAGTTTGAAACTCCAGAAATTGCATTGATCGTTGTGCCTGCAAGAGTGATCTTGTACGAGGAGATGGTGGAACCGTAATCTCCCGCGGCTCCGGTGATGGCCAAGTTGAGCTTCGACAGCAACTTGACATAGGCGCCCACGAGGCTGTCCACTGCCGCGACGTTCTCAGAAACAGTGACCGTCGTGAAGTCAGGGACAATCTCCGTAGGCACCCTTAGCGTGAGTGGAGTCGTACTTGTTCCGATGAGCGTTGCACCGCTGTAGGTCTTGGTTGTGATCGTAACTACACCTGAGGTCGAGTTAGGAATTTGGTTGAGAAGAGACAAAGGGGGAGTCCACGACGTAGAAGCACCTACTCCGGTGTCGATAGTCCCCGAGGCCGCCCCAATCCCATACTGAATGGTGTGTGTGAAGCCGGAGGATGCTCGGTTAGTGTTGATGTCGATAGGGTCTCCGGCATCGATGGCAGTGACAGGCGAGCCGCCCACATCGAATGTGGCCGTGCTGGCGCGCGGGATGGTGGTTAGTGCAAGGGTGCCGCTAACGCTCGCGGAGCCGATGGAACTTCCCGTGGCGGAGGCCGAAACGGCAATCGTTTTGGTGCCATCCGCGCTGTGCGCGACGGTGCGGGTTCCGGAGCCTAGGGTGACAGAGGAGACAGATCGAAAGTCGTACGTCCATGTGTCGCTGGATGTCGAGCCGTTGATGGTGGCAGACCAGGGGTTAGAATAGAAGGAGTATGTAGACCAGCTTGGGTGTTTGAGGGC